TGCAAGAAACCAGATTGTTAAAAAAAGTAAGTCCGATAGAGGAGCACCACCACCGGACCTACTGCGTACAATTCCTGGGCATTAATGTGTTTTTGGCTTTGTGTGAAGGAGCAGGAATTGGCTTAACCGTATTATACACATTTATACTTCCTTGTCAAGCAATTCGCACAAATGTACGTTTCTGCAACATAGATTGTTGGTTGTGGACAGGACGCAAAGAAAATTACGTGCAAGAACAGCTAGAGTAAATTGAGTTGTACGCTATATTTATGCCATACATGAAAACAACCACCATGACTCTAGTGGCTGCTTTCACTAGGAAAAATCCTATGAGGGGGAGTAAAACTAGTATAAATCACTATTAGCTAATTGTCAAGTAACGAAAGAGACAACTATCCACTCTGGCACATATAAAAAAGAGGCGACCGAAGCCGCCTCTTGATCTAGTGGATTATTTTGCTATGAAGCCCAAACTGCATAACCGGTATCATTAGTATCTCTCAGAGATACACCGCCATCAGCAAAGTACGGGCTAGAAGCATCGCTGGAGCGCAGGTGCTGCAGAGGCTCGTAGCGCGCGTTCTGGATCTTACCAGCCAACTGCGGAGTACGCAGAATGATGCGCTGTTCAGTCTTGAGAGCCAGCTTGTAGCACCACTTCTGAGATTCGATAGCCCAGGTGAATAACCCACCATCGGTCCAGAAGTCCTGCATGCCGCGCAGTAAAGCAACGTTGGCGTTGGCGATTGGATCGCGGTAGTCAACGTATTCGCGGTAGGTCACAGGGAAGTTCCCGGTGATCTGCAAAGGCAGGAAGTAAATGCTGGAAGCGTATTGACCAGCCGCCAGGTTCGCATTGTTAGTAGAGTTGGATTCAAAAATACCATCATCCACAACCACTGGGTAGCGGCGACCGTTGACCTCAATGGTCATGCCAGTGCGCATGCTGTCGCGCTGTGCAATGTTCTCGCGCCCATCGATCACGACACGAGAGCCAGAGCCGATCACAGAATTAGCGCATTTAGCAGTGTTGTACTGGCAAGGCCACACTTCGGTCAAGACCTGCCACAATTCGGGACGCATCACCCACACCCACGAAGCAGGCAACAAACCCATCCGAGTAGCATTGAAGAAGATGTACCATTCCATCATTGACATATACTCAACAATAGAACGTCCACCGCCCTCAACATCATCATAGGCAAAATCTTTCACATCGCTATCGGCTGCTGGGCATGCAACGTTCAGATCGGCATCGACCTGTCCAGTAGCGATTTGAGCATCAAGACCAGCAAATTCGGTGTTGGTTCCATACGCGCCCTGCCACATCTGGCGGGTGAGTTCACGTTCAGTTAGAACGCCAGCCGTCACCATTTCGGACATTGTGATGATGTTCAAAATTTGGCGTTCGTTCAAACCGGATGGAACCAAGTTAGTCAGGCCAAGAACGCGCCCGCGCAGCTGCAAGTCGCGAAAGTCGCCACGGTGTAATCGGCGCATGGTCTTATCGAATTCAATGGTGTTGGTGTCGCGGCGCAACATACCGAAACGTGCGGTCAGCGTGCAGCCTTTGACAAAACCGGAAGGCGCGTCATCGCAGGCGTTAACGGGTTCTGAACCAGAAGCAGCGGTAAAACCAGTCAAAATGCCGTAACGCGGGTTCTCATCCACACTGGCAAGCGCAGGCAAGATCGCTGAAATGCCGGTAGGACGGATGTGGGCGGTGATGACATCACGTTCGGTTGTGGTTGACCAGAGGCCATCAAAACCATGAAGCTGATTGGCCGTCTGGACATTGGATGCAGCTTTTTGTTCGAGCGCTAACTCGATCAACCGAGTTTGCTTCTCCAACAGTTCTGCAAATCTTTCATTGTCCATATTGATCTCCTTATGTTATCTGCTTGTGTTGGAGAAACTAAGCAGTTTTAGCTTTGGTCTTGAGGTCTTGAAACACGTTGCCCTTAGCAATATCAGTCGCAACCATGTCCAAGAAAGGCACACCGGTCGCAACCAGCATATTACCATCAGGTTCAGTGATCTCAGGGCCATCTTTGGCGAGAGAACTGCGTCCATCAACCTTAGTAGATTCGTCCTGGGTCGCGCTCATCTGCTTCAAAACTGAACCGCCAAGGATCAAGTCGGCAAGCGACATCGGAGGAGTGAGTTCAATGCGTTCTTTGATGCGATCTTCCTCAGATTTCACTTCTGCTTCTTGCTGCTTGAGGATTGGAGTGAGTTCCTCTTTGACAGCAGTCAGGATACCTTCGGTCAATGTCTTACCATAGGCGGTAAAAGCATTGGTGAGTTCCTTAAGCTGTTCGTCAGAAAATGCAGACGATGCGTTTGGGACAGTTTCCTGGGTTTCTTCCTTTTTCTCGGTTTCAGGAGCAAGTTCGGGAGCAGGTTCTTGCTCAACGTCTGTTTCCTGAGTTTGTTCCTTGCGGTCAAGGTCGAGTTCGTTAGCTTTTTGCGAAACAGCCGCACTGCGCTCTTCCACAACAGCCAGTATTTCAGGAGTCACCCCGCCATCATCCTGCAATTTCTTTCTTTTTTCTTCCGTCAGGCTCATAGTTGCCTCCTTCAAAACGGTGAAGTCAGCCCATTTGTTAGCGGCAGCATATGCAGGGAGAGGGCTGATTTCTTTCGTGATATGCTGTTCGATGATCGTGCGGTCGTCCTTACTGCGCACAATAGATTCAGAAGGCATCCCATGTGAAACACCCCAAGCATCGGGATTTTCCATGATTGCTTCGGCAATCGGGGACGCGTGTTTGAAAAAGTAACCAGCGGCAATGGCGATCCCGTTATCCTTATCATAAACAATAGCGGTAGTTTGCCCAATGTTCCACTCAGGAGTGTGCCACAGCCAGAGTTCGGGAAGCGGCACTTCGCCCTTGTTCACGAGTTCTTCAAAACGCTCGTGAGATTTAGATGAAATGATTTCAGGTGGGTTATCTTGGTCGCGGATGTTGTTGGAGTACGTGGTGATGAACTTATAAAGTTCGCCATCCTTATAAACCATGAACGTGCCGTTCTCTTTAATGCTATCCGGCATGTCCTCCATCTTGACACCTAGTTTGCGGTAAGCAGAACGGATTTTAGATTTAACCGCGCTGACCTTGTTGGATGGAATTTGAACTTTATTGCCGCGGAAGCCACCCGCTGAGAATGCAGCAGCAGCCCGGCCTAGTTGAGATTTAGTGATATTTCCAGATTTATTTTCTGCAAGACGCAATTTCCAGGTAGAAGGTTTTTGTGGATCAGGAGTGTAGGCAAAGTCAGATGCACGATACTTCACACTACCTTCAGTCTTGATGACAGTCTCTTTGGAACTAAGAGCGTTGCCAACACGGTCAGCGAACTGGGAAGCCGCTTCTTTGATCGCCTGGACAGCATCGAAGTCTGGATCGTCTACACGCAAAATGTTATAGATGATATCCTTCAACACAGCCGACATTTTCTTGGTTTCAGTTGCGGCTTTCTGTGACTCAACGGCTGCTTCATATTCGTCAAAAGAGGTCACACCGAAAGGAACCATTTCGTCAGTGTCGTAGACCTCGCCGTGCATATCAACATGCATTTCTTTCTGTGCATTTTTGTGTGTGTTGATATGTATCTCTTTCTGTTCATCTTTCTGGTCTAGTAAAGGGAATTCGGGCAAAGGAATGTCAACACCCGCAATAACTTTTTCAGTATTAACTTGTTCAGTCATTTCCTTATTATCCTTAGCATTGTCGTCTTAAACCAAAAGCGCACTATGTAGAGCCGTTACACAGTGCGCTCGGTGTGAACGCGAATGATATTCACGATTGAATCTTGCTCTAATAATACAATGGACTATATTATTATGTCAAGGATAACTTTCAGCAAGTTTTAACCAGTTTGCACGATAACGCGCAGGAGTGCTTCCATATCTTCCTGCGAAACTTCCTGCATCAATTTGTCAAAATCCATATTCAGACGTGGTTCAAGGGGCACGATCTTAGGCGGAGTCCAGAAACGCAACCTGCCTGATGCATCTACCACCAAGTTAATTTGCATAAATGCTACTGAGGACGCGTGAGATTTTGCGCTGGATTTAATGCGTTTGAGCAAATCCTCCCACTGTCGGTCGGGGGAAACGCGGTCGGGGATGATAGGGTTATTATTATTACTCATTAAGGGAACGTCCTTTTAGCTGCAATATTCATTATGGAAATGTCCGTTTTGTTGCTCGGTTGATATGTTGTTGAATTTGTTGTGCAAAAGGTTTCTGTCGTTGGTCCGCAATCTCATCTGAGAACTCACGCGCCTCGATGCCAGGTCGCGCTTGAATACCATGCGCTTGCATTGCGCGCCGACCACGAATGACCGCCCGACCGCTTCCGCGCGAGGAAGATAACCTACGCCGTTTAGTCTTAGGGGAAAAATCAGCGGACATTAATGCCCAACGTGTGCGCGTGCCAATGTCAAGGTAGACCATACGTTCATCAGAAGTTGAAACAGTAATCGAGGCGTTGATAGCAAATTGTTTCTTTTTTTGGTAAATAACACCGCCCTCGAAACCGCTAGATACCTGTTTATACAACTTTTCGATCTCGCGTCCCTCTTCATCAAGACCATCGTTGATCGCGTCTTTAAAACCCTTGATGTTCATATGCTTTGGAACAATAGGCCGGATTGAAATGCGCGCCATTAGGAATACTCCAATTGTAGATTTTGTAGGTTTGGTCGAATAGCCTGCTCTGCGTCTATATCCCTACGGGATATTTTAGAATGTGATTGTATAAATTCTACGTGATTTAAGTTATATATATACGTTTTATTTGACGTTAGTTGCTGAATATTCAGACATTGTGATAAAATTGGGGTATGAAGTGCCCACAATGCAGTGTTGAGCGAAACAACGCGATGTTCGTAAAGGGGGCGAAAATATGTGTTTTTTGCGAACAGTTGAACAACAGGAACCAAAAAGTTGAGAGGCCAAAACCATGTAGGGGATGTGGGACAGTAAAACCACTGAAAGGAAAAGTACTTGATCTGTGCACCGATTGTTGGCCCGGAACCAAGGAAGAATACCAACAAGAATATCGCAAATGTAAAAGAGGAAAAGATAGACGCAAACTGACAAACCAGCAGTATTACCAGCGTAATAAGGAAAAGATCAAACAGCGATCTAGGGAACGGTATCGGAAACTGGCTCATACTTCTCTTCATGTGAGAGACTCTAATACGCTTTGATCGCCCGAAGTTCATTATTCTTCCTCTCCATCTAATAGAACAACCGTAGCGGTTGCGCCTGCAACAAATCCTGTTGCTGCTGCTCCAGCAATATTTCCAAGCACTTGCGCAAATGATAATCCAGAAATTCCAGGAAGAGGCCCGCGAGAAAGAGGTTCGTTAGTTTCTTCTAAACTGCATTGACAGTTATAACCGCGGCACTCAAGCGCATGCGATTGTGGGCGAATACCTGACGCTTCCCATACCGATGCGCGCTTGACCTTGCCTTCCAGTTTTAAACAATCATTACAATTGTGAACTACAAATCCATTAGCAACATAATTTTCAACTTCTTCAATACTTAAATTATATACAATTATATTTCTATTGTATAATGTACTTAACTCAACATTGTTCAGATGCAATAAAGGAATATCATTATGGGTCGCAAAAAATTGTCTAAAGAAGTTACGTTTGCTTGTAAATATTGTAATAATACTTTTATACGAGTTGTATATCCAAGTTCTAGAAGTGTTTACGACTTTTGTTCCCCAAAATGCAGAAATAAAGGCAGAATAAGAATTTTTAACATTTCTTGTCCAATTTGTAACACTATGTTTTATCCTATTAGCCAAGGAATTGATGGAAGAAAAAAGTTTTGCTCCAAAAAATGTGCAGATAAATCTAGAACTATTAACTTTGAAAATAGGAAAGAACTTAAGAAATATATTCGAAAAAACTTTGCTCAGGAAGGACCAGATCAGGCCGCAAAAATATTTAATATCAGCAGAAAAAATGTTCAAAATATTGCTTACACTATGGGGGTAAAACTTTCTCCTAAGATTTATTATCGAACAGTACATAAAAGTGCTAAAGATTATATGAAAAAGAATAATCCGATGAAACGGGAGGAAGTTAAAACTAAAGTTAAAAAGTATTGGGAAAGTCATCCCGAAAAACAGAAAGCCCACCTTGCGAAAATGAGACAAGCTTGCTCTAAACTTAGACCAACTAAACTTGAAATAAAACTTTTTACTTATTTGGAACAACTTGAAGCAGACTTTGAACCATATGCTATTATCAAGAAAAATTTTACTGTTGATGCTAAAATAGGAAAACTTATTATACAAGCTGATGGGGATTATTGGCATGGTCATCCTAGATTTGAACCTCTTATCGAACGCCAGATTAAGCAAAGAAGGCGCGACGTGGCTCAAGACAAATACTTGACCACCTGTGGCTATATTGTTGAAAGAATTTGGGAAAGTGAAATGTCTTTTGAAAAAGTTAGAAATATTCTCTCGCATTACAACTTGATCTAATATTTCTAAACTTTCTGCTCGCTTCCAACCATTTTTAGTTAATATTGGATGATTACTTGTACAAATAAGTTGATTATCTTTAGACTTTATTTTGACAAGATTTCCTCTGTACAAGTTCTTATGAACCCTCGTTACCTTACGAAGTCCATGTGTGGTCATTACTAAATCACCCTTTATAATATCTTGTATCGGTTTTTGTTTTCCTTTCTCTATTTCAATCATAGTATCTTTCGGAAAACAATGGTCTGTATCTCCCAAAACCCAAACCAGCTTCTTATCGCCACAAGCCATTGTGCGCGCTTGGTTATAAGCTTCGTTCCAGCGGTTTGCCCACATATCTATACGATACATAAAATCGTCAGCGGTTTTACCCGATAATTTGCCAGTCAGAATCGCTTCTGCCAAACTGTCAATGTAAGCTAAACTATTATTGATAATAGACTGAAGTTCAGCAAGTTCTTCAGGCGTAAGTTCATCAGGGGCAATTCCGCACTGCTTTGCTCCAAACTCCCATGCTTGTGTAAGATTATCTGTTATTGCTTCGGTCATACCAGATGCAAATGCACCTACATCACTAGAGTTATATAGACTGCGAACGAGAGATATCAAGCGCGCTTTGTAATTGCTGACAGATTTTGTTTCATCAACTTCTATTGCAAACGGAGTTATTTTCACCATGCTCAATAAACGGATCACATTAATTAGTTCAACTTCTTCATCATCTTGAATATCGGGCATAATTCCACGTAAAAGAACTCGGCGCATCAAAGGTGGAACTGGTTTCCAATGTCCTACTATATGATCTTCTTTATTATGATTCTTTATATAACCCGCTGCTTTTAGATGCGAAATTGATGAGTTTAGATCGAGAACATTCAATGAAACTATCTGCGCCGAAGCTGTTATTGCAGATATATCAAGAGGCGATGAAGATAGGATCAAGTTGTTCAAAGAAACTACAACTTCTCCGGGAAGAATAGTAATATCAAATAATGAAGAAGATAGTAATAGACTGTCCAATAGAATAAGTGTCCCAGATGCTACTTCAGAATCGATAATAGAAGTGGTCAATGATTGAATATCAAGGTTTATCGCAACTGCCCCAGGAGATACGGTCAGATCGACTACAGAATTAGCAAGTGTTAGGATATCAAGAGGAACAGTTTTAGGTCCAGAACCTAAGTCCACACTCAAATCTATTGTATTAGCTGCTAAAGAAAGGATATCAAGGATAGCTTGAACCGCGCCTGGAGATATATTTAGATCGACAAGCGATGAAGCCAAAGTGAGAATATCAAGCGAAACTATCTGTGCGCCGCTACCTATATTTACAGATAGATCGATAGGCGTAGACGCTAAAGTGATAATATCAAGAACTATTTGAACCGCGCCTGGGGTAACTGTAAGATCGAGAAGCGCGCTAGTAAGAGATGCAATATCTAAGGGAACAGAAACTGCGCCTGGGACTACAGATAGATCAACTGTGTTAGCAATAATCGATAAGATGTCCAATACTGCGCTCGTCGCACCCGGAACAACGGATAGATCAACATGTGTTCCTATTAGAGATAAGATATCAATAAGAACAGATGCATTTCCAGGTACTACTGAGAAATCAATTGGGGAAGAAGCTAGGGTCAGAATATCCAGTGGAACAGTTGTAGTTGGCAGTGGCGCGGTTACAGTAAGATCGATCACTGAACTTACCAGAGATAAAATATCTAAGAGAGCAGAAACCGCGCCTGGAGTCACGCTCAAATCAATCACAGAACTGGCTAATGTTTGAATGTCTAAAGGAATAGTGATTGCGCCCGCTGCTATAGTGACCGTAGGAGTTTGATTATAGTTATCTAGCGGGGTTCCTGCATTAGTAACACGAAGGACAATATTTTTTCCTGCTGCAACATCGCCACTCCGAATTTGAAAACAATAATCTGCTTCTTGTTCTTCACCATTAGATAAGTTATTGGTTGCTGTCAGACCATCATTATCTTCCTGACCCGCATTTGTAGTATCAAATGTCTGCGCGCCTGCTAACCGTTCAGAACAGCTACTTCCTTCTGTTAATTTGGTCGAGGCTGACATTCTTACTATACTAGAAGAAGCATTAACAGGATTCCACCCACCTCCATCATAGTTATATTCTAATTGCAGTTGAAGGCCACTGGCGGATTTTGTACCAGTATTAGAAACACTGACACGAAAACGATAGTTCACATCTGCTGGTAAAGTCTGGTTCGAGTTCTTTGCCCCTAAGAAAGTATTATCGCTTTCATTTGTGCCATCATCATCTCCAAACCAGAATAATTCCAGGTTCAGAGTAGGAGAACCACCGCCGCCAGTCATTTAAAATTCTGACCTTTCACTTTTACTATTGCCAGATTTAGGCGGAAAATCAAGATCGTTTTCTGCCTGTTCTAGAATCTCACGATAGAGAGTATGTTCTGCCCAACGTCCAAATCTCACTGCGCAAACCCAATCCTTTTGATCGTGAGTTAACTGATCCAACATTCCATAAATATCACTTGGAAGCCAATAGCCCCACTTCCGATGATACCAATAAAATGTTGCCTCTCGAAGCGCCTGGGTATTGATATTATATTCTACTGGATTGGGGTCCAGTTGAACAATGCAAACTACACCAAGCCCAGGCGCTTCCCAAGGCATCCCGTCTAGGTTTGTGAAAGTTGAACCATCATCGTAATAAATGCGCCATTTGATCTCTTTACTCATGACACACCTATGTTAATCTGATAATTGCTGCTCCAAATTGTAAGGTATAGTCGCCGCCATTGGTCGCTGTAGTCCCTAATTCCCAATAAGCAATAAGAGGAGCAACAGGTGAAATAGGAGTGTCATCATACAAAATACAGTGAGATGGAGTTGCTGGCGATAGTGGACCAAGTGATGTCCAAGGAACATCGTTTGCATCAAACTCGCCGCGATCATTAGTGTTATCTTGAATTACGTCTTGTCCAGTTAGCGTTTCACCGCCAACAGTATAGCCAGAACCAGCGCCATATTCATCTGCAGACACATCTGCATATACAGTATGAGTATCAATGTTCGGCGTATGGCCTGATACTAAAATCATTTTGAGAGTGTCCCCACCGGTTGAAAGATCGAAAATACCTTCCATCACCTGTTCTTTAAAGTTGTTATAGATTGCACCATTGCCTTCTGCCATGATTATTCTCCTTGTGAATTGAATTCGGACGCTAATGAAAGCGAGTCCATGGTAATTGATTGATCTGTGGGAGGATCAAGTTCTTCACGCTCATTGATAAGTTCTACTACAGCTTTTAGTTGTCTTTGAGGTCTTATTACTCGTTCATCGCCATTTTGTTTGGCTTCACGAACGATATTAGTGAACAACTCACGAAATATTTTAAGCTTATCAGTTGGAAACCGTTTGATAGCTTCTTTAAGTTCCTCATCTGTCATTTCATCAATATTTGCCATATTATTTACCTTTCTTTAAAGTTAGTCTAGAAATATCGCCTGCGTTGTTACGTTCGATTATATAAACTTGTTTATTTTTGACCAGTTCGGTAATTTCACCAAACCCGTCACGTTTAATTTCATAAACTTCTTCCTCCATATCATCAACTTGTTCAACTTGTTCATGCTTTCCAAATACATCTTTAAACGTGTCAAACACTAACTGTTGCGGATTGATCTCTTTATTAAACCACGAAAATTCTTCTTCCTGTTCTTTTTTCTCGCGTAGAAAGTTATCTTGCGCCATACTATTCTCATCATTAGGGCGAGCTCCAATAGCTTGTTCGCCTTCCGAGTTCTGAGTAGCGGTTTCACGATCCCCTTGCCTATTGGTACTGGCTGGAACAGTGGGACTTTGAACATCTTGCTGTTCTTGAGTCTGTTCTATTTGAGTTTTAGCCAATGCAGATTCATATTCACTTTGCAACCATTCAAGAGCAGCAATAGCTTCACGCGCCTGGCGGGTTTGAATCTGGCGTGATTCGTTGGCAAGAATTTCCTGAGCAATTGCTAATTGAGAACTGATAGCATTGAGAACTTTCTCTGGATCATTGGCGCGGATGTTGACCGGATTAGAAATATTTGGAAGTGTGAGAATGTGAGCGTAAGTTTCTTCTTTACGGTAGAAAAGCGTCCCTAAAGGAAGTCCATCTGGAAGTCTGCCATCTCCTAATTCAAGATTCTTAAACTGGTCAGCAGAGATAGAACCGTCATATACCATACGTTCCCGTTCTACACGGCTGTCAGTCACACCAAGTGTCATATCATTTTTACGCGCTAGTGACCTTTCACGATTGATTTCGGCGCGTTGGCGGTCTTGTGCATCGTCTTGAAAATCGAACACCATTTTCAAGAATTTAGGTAAGAACCAGTTGTCAAACATACGTTCGGTCTCAGCAATGATTTGACCTGGACCCTTACCGCGTTGTTTAATATGAGAAAGGATCGCATCTGCACGAGTTGTACCCCGTTGCTGTCCCGGCCATAGTTCGCGTGCATCAACGCCAAACGCAAGCGCAATTGCTGCCATGGCGATATCTGTCCCCGTCTCTTCATTAAAACCGTCAGGAAGGGTTGAAAGAGAGATCAATTCCAATGACGGTTCCTCAATCTCAGCATCGCCAACAATGGGCATCAAGCTGAACCGTTTTAAACCACGATTATCTGATTGGCCTGCAACAACTTCTAACGCCATTCCCACCGCTTTAGGGTCAAGGCCGCCGCCAGCTAACATAATGCCACGAGTTGGACGAGAACCTAGTTTCTCCTCTTTATATTGAGTCATGTCCAATAAGTTGCGACCATAAGAAGAAGAGCGACTGACAGCACATACGCCAATACCTAACATGCTGACACGCTCAGATGGAAGCTGTGCCTCAAATGCAACACGAGTCCAATGTAATTTACGCCGTGTGCCATCTTCATTAGTATAAACTACGGGATATACTGGATCAGATGTGCGCATACATCGGCTAGGATCAAGATGCGCAACTGAAAGCGCAGGCCCCATAATCGGACCCGCTTTGTTCGGGCTGCTGTCAATAATTTCCATGAACCGCCCATTATCTTGACCCAGCAATGATTGGATTTGCTTCGAGTAGAATTGTCCCCATCCAACTCCACCATCCGCAGATTCTTTCAGCCTGCGTTCAAACGTGTCCGCAATTTTATAGTGAGATGTGATCGCAGTATCACAAGGTTCAATATGAAATGGGATCGTGGTCATCTTTGAAACCATGGCATACATCGCGCCAGATAATAGATTTACCGTTTTCCAAAACTCGCTCAACGCCTGGTCACGAGTAGGCGACCACCACGGCGGCAACGTGTCCGAACTCTGGAAGAAGTAGGCGATCTGACGTTCTAAGATCGAAGAAATTCCGCCCACTCCTGCCTTGCCCAATTCATCATCTTTGAACCGACTCTGGATCGATTCCTGACGCACTTCTTCTACCAACGGGATGTTCGCCTTGGTTTCTAATCCGTTGCCACTTGCACTTTCAATCGCTTCCGCTTCCTGTGGATCAAATTTTCCAATTGTCATAGTTCTGCCTCTACTTCCAAACAATTTCAGTCTTACCACCATGACCGTGTATCTTTTCAACTGTCTTAATATCGTCATACACTACTATCGATGTATACTCTGTCAGCCAACTCACTACGCACTTCCCATTACTGAACTGCACTCTTTCAGCCACTTCCCCTATCCCACTTACCCCACCCTCGTCCTCATGCCGATACAACACGAACGCTTTCATCCCACTATCCATTTTCTACTTCTACTGTGAAAAATTTCACAAATAGATCCCAAAAACGGCGGGTGGTGGGAGTGGACGGCGAATAGCGTTCGCGTTCGCGCATGGAATCGATACGCGTGCTCGTGTGCATGGTGCATGGCCTGGGCGCGCGTGGGGCGAGTCTCGTTGATCTGTGCGCGTGCAGTGTGTATGTGTGGGATGTGAGCGCGTGTGTGGGCGTAGGAGTATGGGGTGTGCGCGTGTGGGCGCGGTAAATATAAAGAGATATAAAGGACGGCATAAAGAGAGTGTGCGCTGGTGTGACCTGGTGCGTGGTGGGTGCGGGCTGGTGCGTGGTAGGTGTGAGCCATGGTATATATGGAAGGATCACAGGTACGCACAAGGGGCTGGGCTGCCGCGTGCATGTGGTATAGGTATAGATATATATAATAATGGGTAATAGGGTAGTGTGCGCGGCATGCGCGCGCTGGCTGGTGTGCGCCTGGTGTGTGCGGGCGGGCATAAAGGGGTGGCAATAAGCGCACTGATTTGCTAGTGTGGCTCTATGGGATTGACATAAAGCCACATTAGGGATATACTCGTTATATCCCCCCCCCCTCCTACAATCGTAGGCTGACAGAGACCTGTGCACCACTGGCGGGTCTTTTTCAGTGTGGGCACAAACGTCCTGGTGTGCAGTGGCACGATCTGCAGCCGCGCGTAAAACAATTCTTGCTGTCTGAATATTCAGCAACTTTTTAACCCTGTTTCTAGGCATATATTGGTACATCCGCGCTCGTTCCGCCCCTGCGCCTAGATTTAGTCCTGATCTGCTGTAATTCACGTTTTTTTCCATAATTTGTTATTTTATGTCAACCTAAAAAGTTGCTGAATATTCAGGAAGTTAACGTCAAATAATTCGTATTAATTAAATAGGAATACAGATTATTTGACCGAGGGATCATAAAACTTCCTGAATATTCAGACATTTTTATTCCTCATAATTCGCCTTGCCCGACCACATAAACGCTAGTCTTTGCAGGGCGTGCGATCTCTGGACCGACCACAGCCTGAATAACTGGGTCTGCATGATCCGTTGACCGGCCTAATCGTTTTCTCAAATCTTGTTTGCTTTCAACTTGCAAAACCGCGTCACTTTTTATCACAAATTTGGGTGCGGTCAACTCGCCTATCAATAAATCATTCCTGGGCAAACTAATTGCGCCCTTAGACTCTGGATCTAATCGTTCCCTAAATGCCCACCACGCAGCCGCACGCAAATTAGCGAATTTATATTGTTTAGTGCGATCTTTCAAACTAGGGGGAACTTTTCTAGAAGCTACGAACGCCACAACCTTTTTGATTCCTTGCTCGATCAGCCGATGGTATGTGCCCAATCCGATCCCAATCGTATCCAAAAAGACATATACACCGTATGCATCAATAATTCCTTTGATCTTCCCGGCCATTTGCATCATAGCTGTATCTGGATTGTAAAATTTTTCTACCTCTAAATCCGCTACGTGTATATTGTCGTAGACTTTGGCAATGGTGGAATCATCATTGCCAGGTGTGCCGGTTCCCATGTCCACCCCAACCGATGTTAGTTCTCCCATAATCCCACGATCCCGCCACTGGTCGCCTCTCTCCATTGCCAATTCGACCCAAGCTAGGGGAATGATCCCGTCCTCATCCGTAGCGGCAAACTCACCTAACACATGATTTTGGTATAGCGCCGATTGTTCGCCCCATTGCCGAAACATCCGCTCCGCCCATTCCTTATCCATGCGTCCGGCGGCGATTGCGTCCTCCCTGGTTACATGCACAGCGCGCCAATTATCAAACACATCGCGCCGTTTGTGTAATTCATAAAATCTACCCATTGGCGCGCCGGGCGTACTGATTGATAACCATTTGGTCATAATGCCCCCTCCCGCGATTGTCCCCTCCATACGGTCAAATGTTTCTGCGGATATCAGTTTGCTTTCGTCAAAAACGATAAAAATATAGTCTGCGTGCGCCCCCTCCATAGTTTCGCTGTTATCGCTTGCCATTGCGAACGCTTGTCCAGTATGCAGTTTCAATGTCCGCCCTTGTAATTCTAATCGAGGATCATAAGGATCACGCCCGACCTTATCCCATTTGATCTTTTTAGCCCACTTGTGAACTTCGGGCCAGAGGAATTTTTCTAATTGTCGCCAGTGGCTCGCGGTCGT